GCAGTAACCCACCCGCCCCTGACGTATCCGGGGTGTTGGTAGAACACCTGACCTGTGGCCGTAATCGTGATCGACCCCGACACTCGACCGATCCCGTAGTAAACGACCGATCCAACACCCGTTGACGCGAGAGACCCTGTAGTTGCTCCTGAGCCCTTGTAGGTGACGACACCACTGGCGTTAGCGTTGAGAGCCCCTGAGACGCTTCCAGACCCCGTATAAGTGACTGTGAAGGTAGCACTCGAGGTCAGACTGGCCGACGTGGTGCCGACACCCAGATACGTCTCTGCCCCACTCGAGGTCGAGGTGATGGTACCAGTAGTGGTACCACTGGCCAGATACGTCGTTGATCCCGTACCGCTTGATGTCAGTGACCCCGACGTTGACCCAGTGGTCGAGTACGACACCGACCCAGTAGCGGTCGAGGTAAGACTGGCCGACGTTGATCCGGTACCGCTAGCACTGGTGTTTGGGTAGGCCTGACCTAAGTAGGCAGAACCGAGGTAGTTGGCACCCAGCATGAGGTACCTACATCAACTCGAGAAAGTTGCCGGTCGTAGTTTGGGCGGCGTTGATGACCAGTGCCAGCGAGCATGAGATCGTGTTGGTACTGCTACCCAGTGGTGATGTCCAGTAGCCGCCACCAGCACTTTGTGGGTACGTAGCGATCTGGTAGTTGATGGCACACTGACGTTGGTTTGTGACGTACGAGGCGTTGGTGTCTGCGATCGGTGGTGTGTACCCCGTAGTGCCCCACCCACCACCACTCGGTACACCCGAGAAGCCGTAACACCCAGTGACCCCGACCAACAACTGACCCGCCAACCACGTTTGGTTGAAGTCGGTGGTCTGTGTCGTGGTTGAGTTGAGTAGGGCACCCTGACCCTGTGGCGCACCTTTGTGGTAGATCGGGTTGACTGTGGCACACCCTGAGAAAGTGGCACTACAGATACCACCGGCAGTGCCAGTCGTACCACTGAGCGTCACGCTGGTCGTACCAGTTGTTGTTACTCCGTACCCGATCCAAGCCGCAAAGCCGTTGACACCAGATCGGTCGACCGCCGTGAGCCCGACCCACGTAGCACCGGCACCACTGATCGTGTAGGCGGGCAGATACGCGTTGGCACCAGTACCCGACCAACTGGTTGTGTTTGACGACGACGCACAAACAATGATCAGGTCTCCCGGCAGTGACGAATAGATCGGCACCGTCGTGCTGAGTGTGTTGGTTGTTGCCCCACCTCGAAACGCGACACCCATCAGGCCACCGCCACGATACGCCACTTTGATGTTTCGGCATTGTAGACAAAGCCCATGTCAAGACGTGTCGTACCTGCCGTTGCGGCGGGCAGTAAGACGTTGCCTGACGACTCAAAGGTCGTGCCCCACGTCAAACCGATCGTGGTGGTGCCCGTCATACTGATCCTCAACGTGTCACCATCGACGGGTGTACCTGACGGGTTGACAAAGTTGACGGGTGTCGTTGACTGACCCGTGACGTGATACACGTCGGTGACATCGGTGTTGATCGTGTAGGGCGTGGTGTTACCCGTCTGGGTGACGACTCGTTTGGTGATCCTCTTGTTGCTGAGGTTGTCGGTATACGTCATGGCCGTACCGTTTGACACCGCCACCTGACCGTTTGATCCAACCGAGGTGGCACCCGTACCACCTTGAGCGACGGGCACCGAGTTGATACTCAGTGACAAGTCGTTGGCCGATGTCATGTACCAGTTTGATCCCCCGTAGTTGACAAACGTGTAGACCCCGTTGACGGGTAGCAAGAACGAGGTCACGGTCGACGATGATCCAAACGGGTACATCGACGGTGTGAAGTTGAGGGTGACGGTAGCAGTACCTCTACTGATCACTCGCCACGTAGCCCCCGAGACTGGGTTTGATGGGGCGGCCAGATACTGACCCGTCGTCGATCCGTTCCACACGGTGGTCTCGTTACCCGTGACCACAACTGGTGCCCCACTGGTACCACCCGATGATCTCAAGACGATGTCACTCGAGACGGTCGGCCACCAGACACCGGGACTACCAGCAGTCGTACAAACCCAGATCGTTGCCGTGAGGTCGACGACCCAGTCGCCAACGCTAAAGGCCTGTGACGTACCTGTGGGTGGTCCGTTGTTTGTGCCACCTACGTATCGAGTCGATGTTGTGGCCGTACCAATACCACTGGCCGCAAACGTGGCCGCCGAGTCATTACCGCTCAACGAGATCGTTGTACCCGATACGGCACCCGTAAACGTGGCACCCGACAACGGTGCCAACTGGTTGAGCAGACCAGCAGTGACGGTTTGGGCGATGTTCATACCACCGTACAAAGCCATCGCTGACGTACCCTCTTGACCCCGAGTCACGGTCAACACGTCACCAGTGACGTTGGTCACTCGTACGATCTCGGCGTTTGACGTAGTTGGTTGCTGACCCGATGGCCACACGGTTGCGTTGAAGGGTACGGTCGGAAGGGTCGTACCAGTACCAGTGGCCACAGTGATCGAGGTACCGTACCCACCACCCGTGACGCTAGCGATCGTCGTGGTGGCAAAGTTCTTGAGTGTGTCCACTGACTACTCCTCGGTGTCGTTATCGTCCTGCGGGTACGTGACCGATCCAACCGCCGTGATCGTCAACTCATGCTCGATCATTAGGCGAGGGTGTTGGTCAGTGATGTGTTGACCGCAAACGTGATCGTGGCACCACTAGCGATCGACCCCGTCAGACCCGTCGTGGCACCACCGACAAGGTAGGTACCACCAGTGGCGGCGGTAAAGATCCCAAAGTACGGTGCGCCACTGGCCAACGTCGCCGTGACTGAGAAGTTGATGACACTGGTCGGTCCCGTCTGGGTACCACCAGTAGCGGCGTTGAACTGAAACGCTGGTCGAGATCCGGTGTACGACGTGATCTCACCAGTGGTACCAGTGGTACCGGGATCACTTGAGAACAAGGCAAGGTAGAACGTACTGGTCGACGGGAACAAACCGTTGAGGGCGTTGTTGATACCCGTTGTTGAGAAGCGAGCCACGATGATCTCCTAGTCGTCGGTCGCCTTCATGGTAGCACTACGACTGGTTGTGTGTCTCGTCGTGGTAGGTCTCGAGGTCTTGGTCGATGTGTTCGATCAGTGCCTTGAGGCTGTCAAACTGATGAGTCTCGAGAGCGAGGATCTTGCGGATCACCTGAGCGTCGGCTTTGGTCTGCTGAAACATAGCGATGCCCACGACCAACTCGATCAACACCGCCATGTACGAGGCCGTGTAGTTCCACCACTCCAAGACACTTGCCGTTTGTATGCCCCAGCAGACCGCCGTAGCAACGGTCACGATCCCAACAAACTCCCAACGTCGAATCGCGGTCTGAGCCTTCCATGACAAGTGTTCGCCCAGACCGATCTCTGATCCCGTGACTGGGTGTTTGTACCGACGACTCATAGCCCCTCATGTGCGCCAAGGTGCTTGTCGAGGTTTGTCTGTACGTAATCGAGTTTGTTCTCGATCCGGTTGATGGCGTCTCTCATCGACGACCCACCGTTTGGCTTGTATTGCTTCTTGATGTCCTCGATCTCGGTAGCGATCTGGTCAAGGGCAACGGCGGCGACCTTGCCATGCCACCACTTGACAAACTCGTTGACGGTCTTGATGGCACCAAAGATGATGCCCACCAAGAACCCGAGACTGACGATCAGGTTGACCCAGAAGTTGAAGGAGTTGAGGCTCGCGATCATGACTCGTGTGGTCCCTTGACTAGACCCTCGACGATCTCCTCGATCCCCCTGATGATCGGCCACCCGTGAGCCATCTCTGCTGGTGTCTCAACAACTGAGGTCTCAACCTGTGGTTGACCGACGTGGTCGGGTGATGACACCAGTGGGGCGTGTTCGACAACGTGAGCGACCGCCTTGACAACGTGTTCGACGGGTGTCGCCACCTTTGGGGCTGGCTTGGCAACAACGTCGGGTGTGTGTGACGGGTGTACCTGCTCGGTTGAGAAACGTAGGTAACGCTGTGGTTGACGACCGTCTTGAGACACACGTACAAACGACGGGTCACCGTTCTGTCCCATCGACACCGTGAGCGGGTCTGGTCCCGCCTCGACGATCACTGCCGTGTGCCAACCGTCACCGGGACCGTAGACGATCACGTCACCGACTGTGGCCTCGACGACGGTCACACCCTTGCCGTGAGACAACAGCGTACCCGTGTACCCTTCGTGGTCGTAGCCCTGACCGTTAGGGTCGGCGGCACCGGCGAGCCAGTAACACAGGGTGACAAAGGCTGAGCAGTCGCAGTGGACTGGGTACTTGAGTGGCCACTGACCGATGGCACTCATACGGTCGGATCCCTCTGAGTAAACAAACGGGTGGGTGGTCTTGTTGTGAGCAAACCAGTTTGCCCACTCGACGATGGTCGATCGTACGTCAGTCATGAGGTCTCCTTAGTTGATACCGATCACGGTCAGATTAGCGTAGGAGATGGGTATTGAGTTGGCCGAGGTGTAGGCGTTGAGTGACAACGTGAACGGTTGGTTGCCGTAGTTGGCCGACGTGACGATACACGATCCACCAAAGTGACCCGACGTTGTGGTCGACAGAAAGAACCCGACCTGAAACGTGGCCAACGCCGCAGTGGTGTCGTCTTGGATCTGAGCAAACACGGCACCCGTACCTGTGGTGGCCGAGTTGTTCTGGTGAAAGTTGAACGTGACGAGGTAGTTGGTAAACCCACCGACCGAGACTGTGAGTAGTGACTTGACGGTGGTGTTGACGGTGACCGCCGAGATCGTTCCACCCGATCCAAGACTCTCCCAGCCCTGAGCGTTCTGTCCCCAGTACGAGGCGTTGGTACCGTTGCCCTGTGAGAGCAGTACCTGACCTGCGGTGTTTGTGTTTGGTAGATCAGGCATTACCGGCACCTCGTAACGGGTAGGGATCAAGAACAAACGTAGTGCGCCACTCACCAGTCGTGGCGTACACCTGATGTCTGATCGACTCAACGATCATCAACGTCGACACACCACTGGTCTGTCCCGGAAAGATACGTTTGAAGTTGACAACGTCACCGAGGCCAAGACCGAGCAGGGTCTTGTTCCAATACCCGTTACCACTCGACGACCTGACCTCGACTGCCGCGACTCGAGCCAACGGGTTCTGGTACAAGTAGCCGAGGTAGTGGGCGGTCGATAGACAAGCGTTGAGTGACGGGTGTACCGTCGACGACTTTTCGAGAACGGTGAGACCGTACTGAGCCTCGGCACCTGAGTTCTCGTACACCTGTGCCGCACCCGACTGTGGTGTGACTCGTACCATCGTCCACAGGTCGGTGTCGTCGTAGATGATCTGGGTGCTGGGTCCGTAGTACGGGGTGTTGTTTACGTCTTGGTCAGACAACGTGTGGTAGATGTCGGTCGAGTATGAGTTAGGTGCCCAGTGACCCGTGTTTGGTTGGAGTGTGCCAAACGAGTATGTCTGAGCGGTCGACGTACCGTTCCATGTCCACGTGCCGTAGTAGTTCTGGTTTGAGAAGTTGAACAGACCGTTTGGTCGTTGGTGAAACGTACCGATGTCGGTGTCACAGATCTGTAGGATCAGGTCGAGAGCGGTCGAGTTGGTGATCGGTGAGTCCCAGTAGTAGGGCTCGACATCGACGTACCCGTTGTTGATCGACTGTGACCACGCCGACGACGTGTTGCCGTTGATGTAATACAGGTTGCTGTCGAGTACGACGTTGCCGTTTGAGATGGCACCAAAGCCAGCCAACGTCAGGATCTCTGCGATACGGTCACCCGACGACACTCGGTTTGTCGATGTCCCGGGGACGTTGCCCGCCGTGACGGGGAATCCAAGTTGTAACAACGTGCCCGCTCGGTAACGGTTGAGGACTGGGGTGGCACCAGTAGCCGTAGAACTGATGACCACTTCGTCAAGCAACATCGGGACTGGTGTGACCGTAGAACCCAAGCCACCTTTGCCACCGATGTAGTTGGTCTGACCGTTTGAGTGTAGAGACGTGAGGTTGGCGTTCGATGAGAACGGGTAGAACACACCGTCGCAATACAACTCGAGGTAACCAGTCGTGCCGATCGTGATACCCACGTGATGCCAGTACCCGTCGTTGACGTTGATCGCTGATGCCACCAGACCGGCACTAGTGATCACACACTGGAGTGTGCCCGTAGCACTCACCTCGAGATAGATCTCGGTCTGGGTACCACTGATCGTTACCCAGTATTTAGTGATCACCGACTGGTTCATGTTTGACCCGAGGATCCAGAAGTCAAAGCCACCTGCTGGGTTGCTTGTTGTGATCGGCACCATAGCAAGGGCACCCGTACCAGTCGACGATCCGTTTGCGAGGTCGACACAGTTGTCCTCGTCGTAGATCAACGCCCCGTAGTTGTTGAAGGCGATCTGACCCGCCAACGTACCGGCACCCGATCCGTCTGACCCGATCGTTGCGACGTTGTTGGCGGCGGTACGGTATGCCACACCAGTACCCACCGATGTCGACCCACTGGTCACACCACTGGTCGTCACCGTAAACGTGGTTGCTGTGGCCGAGGCGATGGTCACGTTGCTCAGACTTAGGTTGGATCCAGTACCGATCGAGAGACCCGAGATCGACACCTGCTGACCAGCCTGAAACGTGTTGATCGCTGTGTACGTGACACTGGTCGTACTCGTAGCGGTGGCGTACGTGACGGTGGCCGATGGTGTTGAGTCGAGTCGGTACCAACGACGTGTGAAAGCGGTGTTGGCGTAGGTAGGCCAGAACGTGGCCGAGGTCATACGACGTAGCGACAAGAACTTGAGGTAGTCACTAGCGGTGATCACCAACTCTGAGTTGAGTTGGTCGAGCAACTTCTCCTCGATCGAGTCGATGAATCCAAAGAACACTGGGTAGGTGACCCCGCCCCACGTACCCGTGATGACGATCGGTGTACGTACCGAGATGGCGATCGTGTTCCACAATGATCCGTCACGGTTGTTGAGTGTCAGTGTTGCGGTGGCCGACTCGATGCGGTCGAGGTAGTGCTGACGACCAGACTTTGTTGCGATCTCCTCGACGTATTGAGACACGTTTGTCCACGTGCCGTTTGACTGACCCGACGACGGGATCGAGTTGTACCTGATCCCAAAGAAATCGGTTGACGAGTAGGCGATGTAAACATCGACGACGGGTAGTGATGCGATAGCGGTCATGTGAGTCGAGACTGAGTAGTGGGTCGAGGTGGTTGTTGTTGAGCGGTGTGGCCGTACAGGTTGCCGACCCGACGTGAGTCACGGGTCTGAGTGTTGCGGATCGCCTCTGCGATGAGACGTAACGAGTGAGGGTCACGACAGATACGAGCAACCAACACGTCGAGGTCGATGTTGATCTCAATGTTGTTGTTCTCGATCACTTGATGTTCACAGTCACTGAGTAATCCTTCTTGCCTTGAGCGTTGGCCGCCATAAAGTTGTCGATCGCGTTGAGGTACGCCTGTGTCGCCTCGCCCCCGACCGTCTCTTTGAGTTTGTTTTTCTTGAAGTAGTCTGCGATGGCAGTCCACTGCTGAGTCGACAATACGGCGTTCTGAACCATCTGGTCACCGTACTTGTCTTTAGCGGTGTCAACGATCTTGTGTACCCAGTCCTCTGAGAAGCCCGCGTTGTAGTTGGCAGACCCGATACCCGTGTATCCGGGTGTGGCACCCTTTGGTCCTATCCGCATACCAGCGGCCGCGTAGTTCCAACTCTCGAGCCCCTGAATACTGCCGTACGTGTTTGGTGCCGTTGGTGCTTTGAGAACCTCTTTGGCGAGTAGGTAAGTCAGACCACCTGCGGCGAGAGCAAGACCGACCAGTGGGGCAAACACACCCGAACCACCCTCGATGTCGGCCACACCCAGTTCGGTGTCTGCTACCGCTTGCTCGGCCACCTCTTTCTCGGTCATACCTGCTGTGGTGGCGTCACTGACTGAGATCTTTTCGAGCGTGGTGTTGACACCCTCGAGCAAGGTGTTGGTCTCTTGGATCAACTCGTCAGTTGTGGTACCACCGACCGTTGACCCAGTACCCGTACCCGTACCCGTACCACCCGTCAACCACTTGAGAGCGGCCTTGCCAACATCAAAGGCACCACTGATGGCACCCTTGAGGTCACTAGCAAACTTGTATAACTTGACAAACAACGAGGCACCGAGAGCGACACCGAGAGCATCACCGATGGCCTTGACCTCTGACGGGTGAGCCTTTGCCCACGTCATCGCGTCGTTGAGCATGTTGGTCAACTTGGGCAACAACACGTTGCCCGCCGA